TCGGCAATCAATGTATCCGTGAGGTGCGTGATGTACCTCTTGTCGAACAAGCTATAAATGGATTACCTCCAACGGGGACCGTAATCACCACTGGAGGTATTGCTGTTGTTGCTACTACATCAGCCTTACTTGCGAAACCTTTTGCAGATATACTTCTGAAAGTTATCAAACCTACAGTGAAGAAAGTCCTGAAGAAGGTTGCTGCAATTAGAGGTAAGAAACCTAAGGTCGAATCTGTAAAGGAGCGCCGAGCAGAGCAGCGTCTGAGGAATGAAGCGATTGCAAAGCTTCGGTCTGTTGCGGCGAAGACCCAGAAGAAGAAGTAGGAATCTTATGTGTATGCGGTGCCATAAAGTTCACACCAGATACTTGTACATCTGCACAGATAGCAGCATACTTTGTGCCAGGTGTAAAACGGATTCCAGCTTTTAATAATTCACCGCAATTTTTAAGTCTTGCGATCTCAAAATCTAAACGCTTATTAGCAGTTAATTGTTCTTGTAATGCGATCTGTGTGGTAGCAGCTTTCTTACACAGTTCTTGCAATTTTTTGTCGGTAGGTGTACTCCACGTCATAGAGAAACCAATACCTAAACTGTAGTTATCTTTCTGACCAGTTCTAGTTTTTTTCTCGAAGATAATGTCCCCAGGATTGTCTAAAATTCCATCCCCCATTGGGTTCCCGTCATCATCGAAGGCACCGAAGTTATCGGTGACATCGTATACGGGATCCATATAATATGGTTCGTATGGTTTAGACGCAGACGCAGTTCCTGTTACATAAGGGGTGAAGTTCCTAGTAGGACCTTGACACTGAATACCACCGCCATATGTGTTAGTAATATATGGGCCTTGTAAAACCTGAATAGCTTGGTTAGTAACTGAGCCTGAGCTATTCGCGATTGGAGATGCTGTTGCACTTACACCCCCTACAGTCTCCGCCAGAGTGGCAGGGGCAGTCGCAAGATTTGTTAGACATATTACTGGGAGAAAATACTTGTAGTATCGGTTACGCTTGTAACCTCGGTCACCCTTTGGATGATCGTGTGATTTTGTAAACCTGGAGAAGAAAGCGTTTCCGTGAATTGGAACGCTGCTCCTGGTGTCGTTTGGGTGAACGATGGTTTTGAATTCACGCCCGTCCATTTTGAACTCACTCCGTTAATAGTTACATTAGTTTCAGATACAGAAGGCGACAGATTGCCGCTAGCGGTTACTCCTGAACCTGTTGCAGAATATTGATAACCTGTGGAATAATCCATAGAATTTATGGTTTCCGTTATCGTTTGTGTTGTCTCTGTGTGGCTCGTCATTGAGCCCTGGGTGAAGTTTGGCACCACGGGGACCGCCTGGGCAGGAGCAAGTATGGCACTTGCACCCACCGCAAACAGGACACACGAGATTATCGTCTTTCCAAAAGTCATCGCGAGATTCCTCAATCAATGACAGTGACCTCAGACACAAATTGTCCGATAGCAGATGTACCAGCTCCACCAGCCGTTACTGTAATAGCGCCTGCGCTTGTGACAGTACCTGCAAGATCGCCAGCAGTTCCAGCTGTGTAAGAAGTAACCGAACCGAAGTTAGGAATTGTACCTACGGTAGCTGCACTTTGAGGCAATGCGTCGCCTTGTGTATAAGATTGACTGAAAGAAAATGCTGCTCCTGCAGTATCTTGTGTTGCTGCAATCGTGCCAGGATTGTATACACCAGAGGTGATAGTACCAGCAGAAACTGTACCTGCAGTACTTCCGTCGGTAGTATCAATATTACTACCTGAGATACTGAAGCTCGAACCAACGCGAGTGGCGGTAGAACGTGCTGCATCAACAGTCAGTTGCACACTTGAGGCGTGCTTAGTAACAAGTCCGCCTGCGTTTGCTGCTGAAGCGGTCATCAGTATCATCATAAAGGGTAACAATTTTCTCATTGGTTTAGTACATACCCCAAATTATTTATCGGAATAAATAGTACAAGAAGATCTAATTTTATAAATATGCGCCCCTTTAAGGATATCCTTAAGGATTTGGAGAATGCGGGATTGCGAAAAATCACCGAACGTTTTGAGATCAAGAAAAAAGGAACCTACGGTGTACGTGACGGTTGCTACTCTCATACTAAATGGTCCGATCTAAATAGTAACAAAGAAAGCTAATTACAATGTCAAAGGTCGTTTTAAAAAACACACAGACAAAAGCTGTTGTCAAGGTGGTGAGCGAAAACACCACTGACATCACAGCTACTGATTTGTCCTATACCGTTAAAGTAGAATCTGGAGATCCCGCTTTTGGTGGTTCTGGCAGCAAAGGTCTTGCCGATAGAGTGCAAGTTCCTACGAGATTAGAAATTTGCAGAGTCATCTATTCCAATGCTGGTTCTACAAATCACGTCGATATTAAGCGTGGATCCGATACCGTGATGGTCTTAGGTGGTTCTGGAGATATTGATTTTGAAGGTCAAGTCTGCGAACACGAGTCGAGCAGCGTACCTATTACTGTTGCTGGTTCTGCTAGCGGACACAAATATACGGTTTATGTGTTTATCAACAAAATTGGCGTTGCATAACTTAACAGATAGGTAGCAGCTACTAGATAGAGTAGTTGCTACCCCTGTATGAAAATCATTTTTGCATTCCTTGCTTCGCTGTTCTTTGCAATGCCAGCGTGGGCAGTAGATGTACAAATGGGATCCAATGGTAATCTTGTGTTTGATCCTGCAGAGATTACTATCTCAGCTGGCGAATCGGTGCATTTTGTTAATAATATGCTCCCTCCTCATAACGTTATCATTGAGGATCATCCTGAATTAGGTCACGAAGCCCTGGCAATGCTCCCTGGTGAGGAGTTTGATGTTGCATTCCCTGAGGCGGGTGACTATACTTATTGGTGCGGTCCCCATAAGGGTGCTGGTATGATTGGTACGGTACACGTGCAATGAGAAAACTCAACGCTGTTGTCTTAGACATCACTGTTGCAATTATTGACTTCCTATATCAAGGAAGAGATTATCCGAGGTTTTGGGTGCTTGAGGAGATTGCTCGGGCACCTTATTTTGCGTTCTTGAGCGTTCTACATTTAAGAGAATCTCTAGGATTGCGAGGACCAGAACATCTATACTTAATGAAGGAACACTTCGCACAGACTCTCAATGAAACAGAACATCTGGAATATATGGAGAGTCGGGGCGGTAGTGCTCACTGGGTGGATCGCGCTTTCGCCAGACACCTCGTACTTGCGTATTATTGGATCAATGTGGTTTATTACTGGTTGGCTCCTGTGTGCGCTTACCATCTCTCCTACGAAGTAGAAATACACGCAGCAGAGACATATGCTAAGTACCTTGCTTTAAATGGTCCTGATGAAAAAATCTTGGAAATTTTAAACGATGAACTTGAACATTCTCGTGAACTCCAAAATGCTATGGAGTTGATTAATGTTTAAAGATTGGGGAAAGGGTATCGAACCTCCCGAACACGTTACACGCGAACAAGTACAGGAGATGATTGATGATGCAATTCGTAGACACAACCGTAATGCTGGAATTATTTCTATGTGTGTCGGGTGGGTTGTTCTTGCTTTATTTGCTGAAGGTCTCCTCAGGCTCATTGGAGTAATACCCCCGCTACTACCGTGGCTCAACATCACATTATAGATTGGATAGGGACAATCGCCCTATTCTTTTTTGGTATAACTATGATATGTCAGGGACATTTCATTGTCACTGGTAAACACGGTTATAAACATACCGAACGCGAGAAGCACAAAACTGCTTCCGTCCGTCGGAAAATCGAACAACTATTAAAGGACAAATAGATGAGGGATTTCACTGCCTATCAGTATACACTTATTCTGGAGGCGCTTGAAAAGAAAAGGAATGCATTCATTCCTGGTGATAAATTATACAATGATTATAATGAAATCATCAGTTACATTGAGGTGAAATCTATGTCTGCTTCTGATTGGGAGTAAAATGAAAAAAGAATCCGATGAAGAAAGAAAAAAACGTATAGAGCAAATCGCGAGGAATATGCATCCTCACGATGATGAACCTGATCCCACTGCTTATATGGGAAATTATAATTTCCCTCAAATGTTATTTGCTTTCTGCGTCGGGTTCTGCACTATGTTCGTTCTCGCAGTAGACGAGATTCACAATTTTAAAGGGTGTCCCGTGCCCGAATATTTTTTACAGGAAGGTAAACAATGAAAGTCGGAGTAATTGGTCTCGGACGTATGGGCGAAGGGATGTCTCGCCGTATGCTCAAAGCTGGTATCGAAGTCCACGGTTATCGTAGAAACTATGCAAAAGCTCAAGAACAATTTGAAAAGGGTTATATCAGTGGATGTACCACTTCTATTGAAACTCTTGTTCAAGTAGTCAAACATAAAGAAAGCATTTATGCTGAAAAATCTGGCGAGACTGTGTATTCAGAGCAACCAGGAATTTTTATGATGGTTGTTCCCGCCGAATTAGT